AGAGACAGAGAAAGAGAAAGAGAAGCAGAAAGAGACAGAGAAAGAGAAAGAGAAGCAGAAAGAGAAAGAGAAAGAGAAAGAGAAAGAGAAAGAGAAAGAAAAGCGCGTGGTAAGAAAAAAGAAAGTTGGAGAGAAGGAGAGGAGAGGGAGAGAAGGAGAGGAGAGGGAGAAGGAGAGAAGGAGAGAAGAAGAAAGACAGTCTCTTATATCTTTGAGAGAAGGTATATCTGAGAAGAGATACAGAGAGAGAGGGGGAGAGAGAGGGAGGGAGAGGGAGAGGGAGAGAGCACGCCTCCCCCTCTTTTTCTTCTCTCCTCTTCTCCCACTCCACCCCTCTGGAAGGAGGCCCCTTCCCACATCTTCCCTGGCCCGCCGTGAGAGAGTGAGAGCGCCCCTGTCTTGGACCCCCTTCCCGATCCTCAGACAGAGAATTAACACCCCCCCCCCATGGCCCCGTCCCTCTCTTCCCCTATGTATTGACCCCCTCCCCAACACACAGTAATTTATTGACACAGAGCCCATCAGGCCCTATACTCTCAATACCCCCCTTACCCCCGATTGGCCTCGTGGAGAGATTCACGGGGCCTTTCTTGACATTACGGGATGGGTGGGTTATATTCTGCGTGAGATGGCAAACAAATCACTCGGTCGCGAAACAATGATACTCACGAGGCGAAAATGGGTGGGACGTGACCCGTCGGACATCCTGCTTACCCTGCGCGACTCGCATGAGCCCTTACTTCGCAAGCTGATTGAGAGTGCTCCCTTCGCTTTATACCGGGAGCAGTTCAGGTTCGGGCCGGATACCGGATGGGCGTGGGCGCTGCGGTGGATGATTGAGAATCGGCTTGTGTTCCTGCTCAAAGAGGTCATGGGCATGGATTGGATGGGTGATTTCCACATACACGGAGAGACGGGCATGCTCAGGATGTACGAGAAGGCACAGTCCTGCGGCAGATATAACCGTATCCTGTCCATGTGGCCCCGCGGCTATGGTAAGAGCACCTACCTGACAGTTGGCGGTACTATTCAGCGCATCCTGAAGAATCCGGAGATGCGTGTTGGTATTGGCAGCTGGCGTGTTGACCTCGCAGAGAAGTTTGTATTCGCCATCTCGGAAGAGCTTATGGGGAATGACATTATCCGTGAGCTATACCCCGATGTCATATGGGATTCCCCGAAGCAGTCACCCCGGTGGACGGTGCAGAAGGGCCTTCAGGTGATTCGCAAATCACGGGATAAAGACCCGTCCATTATGCCATTCTCGATATTTAACCTGCCAACCGGTTCGCATATGCATATCCTCTGCCTCGATGACATTGTCACACTGGAGAACGCGGATTCCGACGCCATGCAGAGGCAGGTTGACACCGCACTAAAGAACGTTTCCAACTTCCTCACCTCACCCCATGACCCAATCCACTGGACAGGTACGACTTACGGGTTCAACGACGCTGTGAATAAGGCGAAAGAGGACAGGAATTGGCTTCTCCTGTTCCGCAACTGCTGGGAGCCGGGCCTTGCCTGGAAGAAGGCGTCATACCCGGAACGCTATGACATCCCGGAGCTGGCTCAGAAGTACAAGGAGGATGGCCCGTACTCATTCGCCGCCAATATGGAGCTTACCCCCGTCATCGATTCCGACCGCACATTAAGGGCCGAATGGCTGACCGAGGTAAAATACGTTCCGCCTGATATTGACCTGTACATGGGCGTTGACCTCGCCTTTACGTCCGGTAAGAATTCCGACCGCTCAGCTATCCTTGTCGCCGGTATCACCCCATCGAGAACGAAGCTGTACCTCGTTGACGGTATCGTGTTGAAGGCCGGTATCGAGGAGGTAATCCAATATCTGGTGTCTCTCGGTAAACAATACCAACATAAGATAATTATGGCAGGTATCGAGCTGATTTCAGGGGCGCAGGGTATTGAGCCATCCATAAGGCAGGCCCTCATCGAGGCGAATGTTCCGCTCCCCATCACGGTTATCAAGGGCTATAGCCAGACCACACCAACGAAGAATGTCAGGATAGAATCCTTTCTCGCCCCAATCATGTCACGGGGCGATATCGTCCTGACAAGACAGTTCAAGGACGCCCACCCCGATATGGAGCTCCGTGTTTATCCGGAGCTGATACAGGAGATTAACCAGTTCAAGCGGAAGGGCCATGACGACATCCTCGACGCCATTGTTGACATCCTTATGGTGTGCCCTCCCCTCGGTAACCACCCTGAAAAATATAAAATAAACGAGAAAAGAATTGACAGAAAGGATTTTTTGCGCATATTATCGTCAAAGGGGCATAAAAAACCCATTAAGCCAGCGCGACATAGCGTGTCAGGGCGTTGGAGGTAGCAAATATGGGCATAAAACAAGCCGCCATGGACAAGGCAACCGGGTTCTTCCGTGAATTCGAGAGCTCTGTATCCCCCGCGAGGGATATTTACGAGCCCACATGGGAAACAAACCTGTCATATTACCAGTCAGAGGAAATGAACCCAGACATCGTTGGCGCGAATCACCTTTTTGTACCCAAAACGAAGGCCCTTGTTGATGTATGGGTCGCAACGAATATGGCGAACCCGCCAAAGACGAAGGCGATACCCCGCAATGAGACGTCCATGACCTTCGCCTCCAATGTATCCCAGTTGGAGTCTTACGCCTACTCACAGCCTTCCTGCCGCCGCGCCCTCTGGGATGTTGGTTGGAGTACCGCTGTTTACGGTACCGGTATCGGGTTCATCTCGTGGCGCCTGAAGAAGAAAAAAATCCGAGTCCGTGAAACTGTGGAAGTACCGGAATTAAACATAGAACAGCAGGAAGTTCTTGAAACTGAACGAGTTGTTGAGGACTTCCCTTCCCTTGAGTATGTGAATCTGTATGATTTTTGGCCTGACCCCAAGGGTGTGTACGCCGATGAGTTCCGGTTCGCGTACCGGAAACGGGTGTACTCCGATGAGGTTTCCCTGAATATGTATCTCGATTTCTTCGACGCGAAGCTTCCGCCTGATGTCAGGTATAAGGATTTGTCGAACCAGAGCCAGACATCCTCGGCCTACTCAAGCGTATCACAATCCACTACTGTCGGTCGGTTCTATGATTACGACCTCGATGAAGTCACGGTCCTCGAACGGTGGAACAGCGACGGCACCCTCCAGATTGTCGTGGGCCAGTATATGGTATATGACGGCCCCAGCCCGTTTGACCATGGCGAGATACCCTTTGCCGTCTGCACAATCAACCGGAACGCCGATGAGTTCTACGGCAAGGGCATCCCTGAGATTTACAGACCCATTCAGGAGGCCCTGAATAAAGAGGTCAACACGACACTGGACAATCTTGAGATTTCCTCCTATCCCATGGTCATCACGAAGACAAATTCGAGGCTATCCGCTTACGCCTCCATTTTTGAGCTTGGCCCCGGCGCCATTATCGAGGATGACGACCCGGCAGGTGTCCAGCAACTTCGTTTACAATCAGTATCTTACGACCATTTCAACATGTTCGGCATGCTGGAGCGTCTCGGTTCCGAGGCGGTGAGTATATCGGCCCCGATGATGGGGCAGGTGGCTCCGGGCACCTCAAAGACCGCGACGGGTATCACCGCTTTGATTGATATGGGTCTTGCCCCGGCGAGGCTGACGCAGGTTCAATTTGATGTACTCTTTTTACGCCGCGTATCACGGCAGTTTTATTACCTGTTCCAACAATACATGCCTGAAGAGTATATTTTTTCAATAATTGACGACTCAGAAGGGGCGAGGGTGATAAAGATGGAGCGGGGTATGATAGCCTCCGACTTCGATTTCGAGCCGGAAGCGGGTTCAATGAATTACATTGACAAGGCAACCCAGCGTCAGACTTGGATGTCCCTGTTGCAGATTGCCGGGGGTATACAGCAGACGATGCTACAGTCCAGCGGGAAGAAGATTGAGCTGGACCGTGTGTTCGCTCAACTCCTTGACGCGTTCGGAATCAAGAACCAGAAGGAATTCGTGGTGGAGGATAAGCAGTTTCTGATGCAGGCGAAGCAGATGGCTGACGAGCAGCAGCAACAACAGCAATTGCAGGCGATGCTTGGCGGTCAGATGGGGGTGCCCCAGCAATGAAGATACCAGCATTCGTGGCGAAGTTCGCGTATAACTTACTGAATAAATGGGTCATACAGGATGGTAGCGGTTCCTTCCCGTATCATGAGGCTGTTATTGACAAGGACGATATGGCGAGGGAACTGATTGAGACGCATGAAATCCTGAAGAGGATACCGGACCCGATGATGGAAGCCATGCACAGGGTGGTTCACGCCTCCGCGATGGGAAGCACATTGGCGCTTTTTGGCCAGAAGGACAGAGAACAGTACCTGTTTGTGTCCGGCGAGGTGTCCGGTATGAGGAAGGCAATCAATGGAATTGAGAAAATAGCGAATATGGACGTTACGCCCCTTAAGAGGCGTATATTGAACAAGGGGGACTAAATGACTGATATGAATGAAGATTTCGTTATGAAACAGGACGCGGACACGGCATTGGGCAACCCGGCTGAGCCGGCCCCGGATGACGACGCGAATCCCGTTTTAACGAATGACGCGAAGCAGGCATCCGATGATTCTGATGGTTCGCTCCCTATAGTGCTACTGGATGACGGCACGGACGCAACTACGGACGGGCAAGGCGACACGCCCCCGGACGTAGACCGGCTCAGCCAGTTGGAAACATCATATCGTGAGATACAGTCGTATAATACGAAGTTGATGGATATGATGGACACTATTAGTGCGGAGAATCAGGAGCTGAAATCGCTTATCAATGGCGATGACAGTAAGGAAGTTGCAGACCCGGAAGACGATAAGCCGCTGACAAGAAAGGAGTTGAAGGAGCTTTTATCCTCACCTGAAATTATTCAGCGGTTTGAACAGACAAAACAAACCACGGCAAGGGATAAGTGGCAGGAGAGAATCGCATCGCAGATTAAGGCCTTGCAGGCGGTCGGGATTGCCCGGCCTGGAACCCGTGTGGCGAAGTACATGGATGAATTTTTCCAGACACACGGGGAATCACTCATCAACGATGATGACGCCGCGAGGAAGGCCCTTGATTTCGCGAAGTCGAAGATGTCCTCAGCTCCACCCGCGCCGACGAAACAGACACCTCCAGCGTCTGGCGGCGGTTCAAGCGCGGCCCATAAGAAGAGCGAAGCCGGTAAGGAGATTGTTGGCACAGGCGCGGAGGCGTTCAGATTTTAGGAGTATATTATGACGCAAATATCAGGAATGATACGGTCTGATAAGACCGAATCGTACAGAAAAAAGACAGCAATCAATGAGAATGTCATTGAGCAGGTAAAGAACATTGCCCGATTTTCGTATCTCTTGCGGAAGCTGGGCAAAAAGCCGGTTGATTACTGGCAATTCTACGTGCAGGAGAACCCGGACAGCACCCGCCACACCGCGGTAAACAATGCCGCCGGGTACGCTATCGGGGCAACGTCCGTTCTCGTGGACGACGCCTCCGTGTTCGGTGTGAATCAGCGGATTTGGAACATTTCCACGGATGACTACACTACCGTAACCGCGATTGATGCCGGCACCAACACACTTACAGTTGACGCGCTTATAGCCGCGTGGGTTGACAACGATGTTCTGGTCGGTCTCGCTCAGGGTGTCCCGGAGGGCGGTACTATCCAGAACATGCCGTTCCATGAGCTTTCGACAGCGTACAACTACACTCAGCAGATTGTTCGCACTATCCCGATTTCATGGCGTGAACAAATTGCACCGAAATACGGCCCGGACGAACTGGCGCTCCGACGGAAACAGGCGTTTAACCTCTTCTACGAGGACATCGAGCTCCAGCTTCTGTTTGGAGATTTGAAGACCAAGTCCGGAAGTGACGGTACCGTAACGACTTATACAGCTGGCGTCGAGAACGTAGTTACCACTCAGTCTCTCGCGGCGGCAGCCGGTTCAGTAACGGAATCGGCGTTTGTCGGCTTTCTCCAGGACCTGGCATATTACGGGTCACAGGAGTTTATCCTCCTGGACGGGGGGCCGCTCATGTCACAAATTGCCACATACGCGATGAATGACCGGGTTGTTGAGAACAAGACATTGACCGGTATGCTGGGCACTAAGGTCACTATGTACGAGAGCACGTTTGGCCGGGTAAATTTTGTTTACCACCCGCTTATGGCGAAGGTGTATTCGAAGCTGACGACTCCGACCTATAAGGCCTTCCTTATCCCGATGCAGGACGCCGGACTCGCTATATATCGTGACCAGATGCACTTAAGCGACATCTCTGACAATGACACCACGGCGAACACGGAAGCGTGGTTCATTGATTGCGGTCTGTGGTATTCACGGGAACCGAGCTGGGGCGTTATTACGGGCATCCAGTAACGATAGTTTAACGGGGGGGGTGATTACGCCCCCCCCATTTACCGAAAAGGAGAAAACATGCTATACAAGTGGAAAGGGTACAAACGGCCTCAGATAGAGATGGAACCGCCAAAATGGGAGGGGGGAAGGATATTAAGCCCCCGGAAGGTAATCAAGTTCGGCCCTTTGCTGAATACGGCAATTGACGGTAAGAAGGTGCGTTTTGACGCGAATGCCGGGTATCTCGATACTGATGAAAAAAATGTGTGGGAATTTATTGAGAGTTTGCCGGATTTCAAAAGGGGGATTATCCAGAAGATTTCGTTCAGGAAAGAGGCGGTATTCGTTGAATCGCCGGTTGAGGAGGTGTCTGAATCCCCCGTGCCGGCTGATTCCAAAAAGGCGGTCGCCGAAAAGAGGAAACCAGTCAACTCAGTCAAGGACTTGTGACATAGGAGTCAGTGGTGCAATTATCAGAAATGTTGGCGGCGGTTCGGAACAACCTGAACGAGGTCGGTATTACGGAGATGTTCTCGGACAGTGACATCACAGAATGGCTGAACGCCGGCACGAAGCTTGCGGCAAGGGTACTTCCGCCGCAACTGTTAATTGATTTGCAGAAAGTAGTTACCGGCTCAAACACTTATGTGGGATTGCCCGATGACTTTTTTCTACCCGTTCAGCTTTTGCTTGGATCAAGGCGTGTACCTATCATTGGCCCATCGGATGGGGGCCATGACCCCGGCCAGGACTTCGCGTTGTTTGACACCTATGGCCTGATGTGGGGCTATACTATCAAGTTCTATCCGGAGGAACCCGCAGGGTACGTGTTCTATTATCTCGCTACGCCAAGGGATATGAGCATATGGATTGGCGAACCGGGTTCGGGCGAATCAACTGACGTACCGGGTATCCCGGAAGCATACCATTATGCGCTGGTGTGTTACGCCACCTATATGGGGGCGTCAAAGGATAGGATGTTGCGGACACAATATCTTGCGATGTTCCGAGAGATACTGGGGGAGGCAAATGAACGCGCGTGAAATGATTGAAGCTGTTCTCTCCAGGGTCGGCGGTGACGCGACATCATTCCCGCGCCATGTTATCGCGATGCGAATCAATTCCGTTATGAAGGAATTTGCCCGTTTCTTCCGCGATACGTTCATGACCACCGCCACCGGTACTGTAACGGCAGGCTCAACCACAATCACTATCCCCACTGATTGCAAGGAGATTGTGTCGCTCCAGATAGGTGATTATATGTGGTATCCAATCCCGCCGGTTGACAGGGCGAATACCTACGCGGATGAGCGTGTGTACTGGGTGCTGGGCGGGGGTATTAACCTCCGGTATTCGACTGGTTCTTCAGCGTCTTACACACTGACCTATTTGAAGATGGTGACAGATATTACTGATAACACTTCTGAAATTGAGTTCCCGGAACATACACGCGAGTTTGTTGTGACGATTGTGGCCTCCCGTCTATCCCCAAAGATGGTTGACCCGTATGAAGTCAGAATGGCTCTGGATGGTCTTCGGATGGATAGCGGGGTACAGCCGGTTATGAAACGGTTGCGCGCGCGTTCCATGCGGGATGGATATGTCCGCAGTTGACCGGGAAGAGGCTCGCAGAAGCTATATACAGCTGATTGGGGACAAGACCGCAATTGTCTCTAACGCTTCGGAGAATGTCGCCCCCCATGAAGTGGCTTACGATATTGTCAATTTCATACCGGATAAAGTGGGCCAGCTTCGTAAGATACCCATCGGGTTCTATCGGCGTCAGTTTCCGGATAATATCGCGAAGATTATTTCATTCCATGAGAAACAGGCATCAAGATTACTCGTATCACTGGATAATGGCGCACTGTACACCCTGCTGAACCAGACAGCTACTCAGTTGACATTTCCCAGCCAGACCCCACTGGTGCATTCCGCTACTGACGAGCCAACCGTAATTGAGGATTACTTCGTCTACCGGAATAAGCTGTTCCTCGCTACCGGAACACATGTGAACTATGTTTATAACGGCTCCTCTCTCACGCTATGGGGTCAGGACGGCGCTATTGAGCCCGTGGACGTGTCAGATATCGTTTCGTATGCGTATGTGTCTCCTACGGCAATTTTGGCGGGCACAGTGACCATACCGTCTACCGATAACGGGTTTTGCTATGAGGTTACAACCGCCGGCACCACATCAGGGACAGAACCTGACTGGCCCACCACGGTAGGCGGCACAGTTTTGGATGGGATGGTTACGTGGACGTGTAAATCAGCGGTTACGCTCAGTGACGCGATGACAACCCATGTAAATTACATTGTGACATGGTGGGATGGACAGTGCGAGTCCAATCCCTCATACCCATGTGCTAATACAGCCCAGCCAACGAACGCTCTTGCCGCTGTCACGCTCAGCACGGGCGGGGCTAATGTTGAGCAGATAAGGGTATACCGGTACGAGTCAGAGACGAAAACATACCGCCTTGTTAAGGGCCTTGATAAAGGTACTTATGGCATATCTGATGATTCAACATACGTGTTCGTTGATGTTATCAGTGAGAACAGCTTAGGCGACGAGGTGGAATATGATAACGACCTGCCGCCCCGTGTGTCGAATGTTGCCGTATTCGCGAATCGTGCATGGGGAGCCGGGGATAAGCACAATCCGAATCGGCTCTATTACTCAAAACTGGAGAATCCCTACGCGTGGCCGAATTATATCGAGGTGGAGGATAGGTCAGGGGATGAGATTATCGGGCTTGTCCCTTTGAAAACGGAGTTGCTCATATTCAAGAAATTCTCAACCCATGTCCTTACCGGCTTCTCGGAAGACACATTCAGCGTAAAGGAGCTGTTCCCGGCTGGCGCGTATTCGAAGAGCTCTATAGTTACGGCAAACGATAGTGTATTTTTCCTCTCCCGTGATGGGTTCTATGTTACAGACGGAATGTCTGTCCGTAAAATCAGCAGTGAGATTGAGGACCATTTCAGGAGAGAGAATATATGGACAATGCAATATACAACATCCCTCTATGTTCCACAGTTCAACGGGATATACTGGAATATCTCTAAGCCATTCGATTCGGCAGGCGGGGTAACGTGGATATACTTGCCTGACAGGCATCAATGGTTCCGAACAACGATGGGTATTACGGACGGTGTCGTCATGGACGGCGAAGCGTATCTTGCTTTGACTGACACTGTCTATCAGATGGTTGATACCGGGTATCCGACCGTGCAGTCTGTATATGAGACACATGACCTGCCATTGTCCACATCCACGGACAAGGCTATCGTCCGTCATGTCAGCGTCACAGGCGGCGGTATGGAGATTGGTACGCTAATTTACTTGTATTATAAAGCGGATTTCTCAGAATCATGGTCTTTGCTTGGGTCTGTGACTATTACCGCGGAGCAGGAGACCCATCGCGTTTCCTGTAACATCCACTGCAACTATTTGAAGTTGAAGCTGGAACATACCGGTGGCCTGAAGAGATTAGTTCAAATCACACTTGAAACAATGTATAAACGTCTTGAGCCGCATGAATAGGAGGCTGTAACATGGCACTGTTTACGAACAATATCACGTCTGGGAGCACAATGGCAGATGTAGCCGCGCAGTTCTCCACTTGGGCGGCGAACATGACGCAGCTGACAGTCGCGGACAATTTCACTGGCAGTTTTTCCGCCAACATTTCAAATATTGTGAATGGTTTATCCGCGCTTGGCGGTACACTGTCCGGTAATCTCGCCTGCGATTCAGGGATACTGATTGACGGGCAAGATGTATCCGAGTTGGGGGACCGTGTTGATGTGATTAAGTCAGTGGTAGACAATGATTCCCTGACGAAGGACGATATTATTGTCATAGGTGGCACCGGGGCGAATGGGGATGACCTGTACTCAGTGTTCACAGCCGCATATCCGACATACTCCACAACCACGCATAATATTTATTATTCAATTACCGGGTTCCAGTTCACGCCTCTGACGAGTACGGACGCGAATTATACAGTTGGCAATTTCAGCGCGTATTGTAATGGTTCTGTTATCGTCATGTCTGGCACTGACAGGAATGGATTGAGCATATTAACGTCAGATTTGGTGGCATACTACCGTATTCTGGCAATCACGAAGTAAGGGGGTGGCACGATGGGATTCTTCTCGAATTTATTGAGCACCGCAGCCCCGGTAGTTGGCGGCTTACTCGGCGGTGCGCCCGGTGCGGCTATCGGTGGCCTTGCCGGTGGATTGCTTGGCGGTTCCCCGTACAAGTTCACAGTACCTGATATTTCCGGTAGGTACAATGAATTAAGCCCTCAGATACAGGCTATCATCTCCCAGTTACAGCAGGGCGGTCTCGACACACGGCCATACGATGCCATGAGGAAGAACAACGAGCTTGGCGCGTTTAACACGGCGAAGAGAATGAATGAGGTTCTGAACCAGAACCTTTCAGCCCGGGGGCTGTCAAATTCGTCTATTAGGACGAGCGGGAATCAGGGCATATACGCGAAGGCTCTGGCTGATATGGCCACGCGGATGGCGCAGATTGACGCTCAGCAGGCTCAGGCTGAGAACGCTGACCGGTTACAGCGGAGCGGCATGTCATTATCAGCTATTCAGAACCTCTTGCGTTCCGGTACGAACCTCGACGCGAACGCGGGTAAATTAGCTCTTTCCGCGCAGGGGATGAATTATGGAGCGGAAGGCGATTACAGCAATCTCCTTAGTTCCCTTGGCGCGTTCGCAGGGCAATCCGGCTGGCTTGACAAGCTGAGGCAACTCCTCGGTGGGGGCGGTGGCGGTGGTTCCGCTGACACCTCATCCCTGTTTAACAATTCAGATTGGATGAGACGGCTGTTGAGCGGGAGCCCGGGGCTGACAACGCAGTACAGCTTCGGCGGGGGTACCCCGTGAACAGCAGAATAGCCCTTGCTTCCTTGAGCGGGCTCTTGCGAGGCAATCAGCAGTATAAGCAGCAGCAGGAACAGGACGCGTGGCGCGAGCAACTTTTCAATACGCAAGAGGATTGGCGCAATAAGCAGTTTGACTCGTTGCAGGAATGGAGGGATAAGACATTCAAGGCGGGGCGTGAGGACAGACAACGAGAATGGGATTATAAAAACACAATAGACCCGGAGGCTACGGCGATTAAGAAACTGTCTGTAATCAGCGCGGCTTTCCAGTTGGCGAGGAATGGTGTACCGCCTAATGTAATATCCAAATTATTTAGTGGTACTCGATTTAGTGGCGACCTAACCGAGGAAAATATTGCCAAGTTCATTAAATCAAGTGATGAGATTGAGAGTAAAAAGGAACAGGCTAAATTACAGCGCATGCGCGAAATGGCACAAGCTCAAGCTGATAGATGGCTTGAATATCAGCGTAACAAGCCTGACAAATCGGGACAAGGTAAATTGACAAATTTAATCGGGTTACAAATGTCATCCCTTTTGAAGACGGTTAATGGAGGGCATTTTGACCCAAACGACCCGAATTCTAAGGCTACAATCGCAAGTATAGAAGCCGCGCTGAAGTACGCGGAGAACGCGGATGGTATGACGACGGAGCAAAAGCAGTTTATAGGTGCGCAGAGGCAGGCGTTTAACGCTCTTATCCAGGAATTAGCTGATACCGTTAGACCCGAACCAGACACAACCACACCTACTAAGGAATTGGAATGGAAAAAGCTATCTGACGAAACTAATATCTTCCAGCGGAGGTGACGACACGATGAGCGACGAACCGGATAGAACGATAGCCGAAGAGGAAGACCCAAACGCTGCATACGTCCAGAATTTCCGTTCATTTCTGGACGATAAGCGGCCTGCGTTCGACGCTATCGCCCATTCTGACTGGTGGGACGACCAGCCTGAGCAAGCGAAAAAAAGGCTGAAACTGGAATATTGGTCATGGGTGAAGTCACAGCCTGAATTTAAGGGGATTGACCAGAAGGCATATAAGGATTACATATTCAAGCAGGGCTTTCTGGACCAGCAGGGCCGTGCGCTCGGTGGCGCTTTTATGGAGGGCGCTGGTAGCGGCGGT